GCCGCGCTAGCGACCACCGGCACGCCGAACAGCATCGGCACCACGTTGTCGCCCGGCTTGCCCAGGATGTAATCGCCATTTGCGTTCTTCGCCAGGCGAATCGTCCACCAGTCGGCGGTGTTCAGCACGACCACGTCAGCCGGATTGCCAGTCGCGGCACAGTCGCCGATCATCTTGCCGATCAAGTCGAACTTGTTGTTTGCCAGGCCCAGCTGCTCGATCGAGACTTTCGTGTAGCCGTGCGGGGTGTAGTTGCCAGCTTTCGTCAGGCCGTGGATGTTCGTGCCGACGCCGTCGCCGGCAATGATCTGGTTTTCTGCGCGCAGATCCACGCCATAGATCATCCGGCGATTGATGTAGGCCACCATCGCCGTGTTGTCCATCGCTAGCTGGCGACTGATCTTGATCCAGTGACCGATCGCGGAGACCGGCATGGTGCCTGGCTCGAAGGTGATCGAGGATTGCGGACGCTGCACCGTTTCCGCCGTTTCGGCAGCGGCATTGGTGAATACCTTCTCGCGCACCCACTGGATCGCGTCAGCCTGCGTCGGCATCTTTGCCATCAGCTCTTCCAGCGTGAATACGCGGAAGGCGCCTTCGATGAGCGTCGGCCGGCGCTCGGAATACGTGTTGGCGATTGGGTTCGTCACCGTGTTCTTAACCTCGGCGCGAATCTTGACGCGGCCGTCGGCCTTGACGAAGTTGTCGAACTGGGCCGACTTGACGAAGGCCTGCCCCCAGGATTCACCAGCTACGAAGTTGTCGGCTTGCGCGCTGCCCTTCTGCTCCACCTGCAGCAGGCGGTCAGCCAGCACGCGCTGCTCGATGCCCAGGTTGTCGATCGCGGTTTTTGTGTCCTTCGATACCTGGCCCAATGCAGCGATTTCTGCCGTGGCCTTTTCGGACATTGCCTTGATGTTCTTCTCGACGCCGTCCAGTGCCTTCATGACCGCGGTACCGTCGACCTCGCCAGTGAGGAGTAGCGCGCCAGCGGCACCAGCGGCTGCTTCCGGGTGAATCTCGAAGCCGAAGGCCTGTGCGAGGCCGGCGACGAAAGCCAGTGCCAGGAGAGCCCAGCCGCGTGGCGGGATGTTGATGAATCGTTTCAGTTTCATTTGCTACCTTTCCGGAAAAGAAAAAGCCGCCTTGCGGCGGCCGTTGGTTGGGGTGTTTACAGCTTACTGTGCGAGACGCTGCAGGCGCTCGACGATTTCGGCCGTTGCTTTCACGTCGACGACCTTCGGAGCATCTCGCTCGATGAAGATCGCCTTCGCCTTGGAGAGCAGTGCCATGCTCTCCTTTTTGCCCAGCCCTGCATCCCGCAGCAGCCGTTCAAGATCCCGTTCGGTCTCGCATTCCGGCAGCAGCGCCTCGATGTCGATACCCATGCTTTTGACGCTCGTCAGATCGACGCGTGCCGCGCCGTCCGCGGGGAACACCACTGGCGACACCTCCACCAGGTTGGACCATTTGCGGATGATGCGGCCGTGCTCGACGTCCTCGAAGTCGCCCTTCTTGACCCAGCCGCCGATCGACAGGCCATCGAGCGTGCCGTGCTTCATCGCGGCGCGCACGTCCATCGCGCGTGCCAGGCCCGGCGTGAGCTCGCCCTCGAGCCAGAGGCCATTGTCATCTTCCTTTGCCCTCGTCCACTTCCCGATCGGCAGGCTGCCCCAGTCGTGGTTGAAGAACATCTTCGGCTTGCCGTTACGCAGCGAGGCCTCGAAGGCGCCCTTGATGATCGTGTCTCCGTACGAGTCGATCCCGCCGAATACGGAACCGTAGCCGGAGAACACGCCGGTATCGCCGTCGAACTTGAGCGAGACGTCGTCCAGTTTCAGTGTCTTTAGAATGCGGTGCATGATTTCCTTACTGTGCGATGTTGGAGCCGTCGCCGCCGGCGGCCGGCTTGACGCGACCGAGCATGTGCAGCGGCACCAAGTTGGATTGGGCAGTGAGCACCGAGGCCTCTGGTCGCGGCGGCAAACCTTCGAGTTGGCGGACCTCTGATCGATCCTGCCAGCCGTTCTGCACCGCCTTGGCGTAAATTTCCGCGCGCGCCAGTGGCGAGGCCCGCAGCAGCGCATCCAGCGAGAACTCGATCACGAGCGTGACGCGCTGGCGCGGCGTCAGCACGCAGCGCCGGATCGCCTGCGCGATGTTGACCATCAGCGGTGCGATGCTGAACGTGTACCACCCCTCGCGCAGCTCCGCGACACCCGTGCCCCACTGCGTAACGTTGGCGTGATGGATCAGCACTGGTGGCGTGTCCATCCACCGGCACAGCTCCTCGACGCCGTAGCGCCGAGATTCCAGCAGCTGCTGCTCGGACGGCGTCATCGAAAGCTGTTCGAACTTCATGTTCTGCTCGAGCAGGTGCAATCGGGCGCTCGGATCCACCTTCATGTTTAGGAAGTTTTCTGTAACAGCTTTCCGCTGCGTTTCGTTCAGGATCTTGTCGACCATCAGCAGGCCGCCGGTCTTGCCACCAGAGCCAAAGACCTTGCTCGCGTCGTGCTGCGCCTTGGCGGCTTCGTCAAGGCTGGCCCGCATGAATTCCAGCTTCGATAGGCCGATGGTGCCGTTGCCCAGGTTCTTGATGTGCAGAACGTTCTCGGCGGCCAGGATGGCCACGTTATAGCCGAGGCGGTATTCGTACACCACTGCCCCGTCGTCGAGCACCCTCTGCTGCACCTGGTCAGACGGCATGGGCCATAGCGCGATCGCCTCACCGTTTATGTCCCGATCGATCCGTGCGTAGGCGTTCCCGCGCAAATCGTAATTCAGCATCATCGCGCGCCAGAACTCGAACGGCGTCATGCGGTTATTCGGCTGGTCATGCAGCAGCGCATACAGGCGGCTTGTCCGAGCAAGCACCTTCTCGCCGTTCGGCTTCTGCTCGTAGACGAAGCACGGCAGGCTTGCCACCGTCGATGCGCGCCGGTCGACGCAGGCCCACACGGTGCTAACCTGCAGCGCGCCGTCGACGCCGATGTTGCGCGTGTCCTCGACCAGGGCACCTATCGGTAGGCTGTTTTGCAGGCCGGCCCGCTCGGCGATCGAGCCGCCACGGCCCAGCCAGGCCTGCATCGATTTCAATAAATTCATGTGCTGATCATCCCGTTGATGGCATCGTCGAAACTGCCCTGCAGCTCGTCGGTGGATACCGCGCGAGAGAGCGCCATTACGGTCGCCACCACGCCGTCGATCCGCCCGTTGGCGTTCGACTTCTTTTTGTCCGGCCGGAAGTTGCCATTCGAGTCGAACAGCAGCGCGACGTTGCCGGCGCAGTAGCGCAGCACCGGGTTGCCGCCGTGCTGGAAGACCTTGCTGTACACCAGCACCTCCAGCGCCTTCGCGCCCGGGTACATGCCGGCGGTGTTCTGTGGCACCTCGACCAGCGGCACGCCCTGGTCGAGTAGCTCGTTCGCCAGCTGCTGCGCGTTCCAGCGATCGAAGCCAATTTCCACCACGTCGTATTCCTGCAGCGACTCCAGGATCCGCGCCTTCACCGGCGCGTAGTCCGTCACGTTGCCCTCGGTCGCTGTCAGCCAGCCGGCGGTGCGCCAGGCCTCATACGGCGCGGCATCGTCGGCCGACTGTTCGGCGATCTTGTCGCCGGGACACCAAAACCATACTAGGACATACCAGTCGCCGCCCTCCTCGTCCGGCGGAAACACCAGCGAGTACGCCGTCAGGTCACGCGTCGAGGCCAGGTCGAGGCCTCCGTAGCAGCGCCGGCCACGCAGGATGCTAGGGTCGAACTTTTTCTTGCCCTTGTCCCAAACGTTCATGTCGAACCAGCCATCGGCGCTGTTGCACCAGATGTTCAGGTCTTTCGTCAGGAAGTTGACCTTGGCGCCCGGCATCGCAGCAGCCTTGCGCGCCTGGCTGCGCAGGTACTCCAGCGTCTTCGACCGGCCCAGCCCCGGGTTGGCCTTGATCCAGTTCCGCTCGTCGAACGGATCGTCGTCAGAGTCCAGCGTGTAGACGTAGCCGAAGAAGCCATCGTCGACCCGCTTGCCCTCCAGGATCGAGATCAGGTACGCGCGCTGCTCGGTGCAGATACCGTCCAAGATGAAGCCGGCCGTCGTGATCGCCGACAGCAGCGGCTGGGCCCGGGCACCGAGCGCCGATTCCATCACGTCCCACACGTCGCGATGCTTCTGCGCGTGCAGCTCGTCGAACAGGATGGCCGAAGGGTTTAGGCCATCCAGATTTTCCGCGTTGGCCGGCAGCGGCAGGAATACACTGTTGTCGTCCAGCTCCACCTTCTCGTGGTTCATGCCGGCGTAGATCTTGAACGACCGCGCTACGCCGGCGGACCGCTTGACCCAGCGCCGGATGTTGTCGAACGCCGGCTTGAAGACCGTCATCGCCTGGTTACGCGTGGTGGCCACCGCGTACACCTCGGCGCCGCGCTCACCGTCCATCGAAAACAGGTAAGCGCCCTGCGGCCCTTTCCAGGTCGACTTGCCGTTCTTGCGCGCGACCTCTTCGTAAGCGCGACTGAAACGCCGCATGCCGTCGGACTGGCGGCGCCATCCATACAGCACCGC